CCGCTGCAATAATACCAAGCTTTAACGAACTGAACCCAGCCGACATGGCCTTATTAGACTTACTCACAGACTTTTCAGTCCTGCCGCCCGCAACCGCTAAAGTGTCAAGACTTCTAACGCCCCTAGCAACATCTGAACTGTCAATTTTTAATGCTAGTGTGGAAATGTCTACTGTTGCGGTCATTTTTTCCTGGGCATCTTATGTTTGCACACTAATAGATCTAGCGTGTTGATAATATTAATGTCGTTTGGCGTTGGCTTTGTCTCGGTTAGATCGCACCATGCTTTGATATCCTGCCATGATGTTTGCTGCGGCATCCCGTTTTCTGAATAATGCCGCTTGGCTGTTAGTTCATGAAACCATCTATAAACATAATCAAGGGTAAACGGGTAATCCAATGGATCTAATAATTCCGGCGTTTCGCCCATTTGCCTTTGAAATGACTCTAGATGCTCGCGTAAAGTGCAACCGTCTGACTGCACCTCACCTAGTATTAAATCGTTTTCAGCGTATGCAAGCAGTAAGTTTACTTGCTCTTGGTAAAATTTCCAATGTTATTTGATTGGTCTACAATCTGCGCTCTAACAACTGGGTTGATAGTGCATAGTTTAATAGCGTTTTCCGGGGTACATTCTTGAGTAATCCCCGTCCAGCCCTTCAGACGACGCGCTGCGCTCTCAATAGAGAATTCAATATCATCCTCAAGGGTTTGAATATCGATGGCCTTACCGCGTTTCTCCTGCATTGCGTCTTTCTTTCTGCGAGTGTTAATCTCTGAAGACATCCATTTCATTAGTTCCTTTGATTGCGAACCGAGGACAGACAACATAATGCCGGTCTGCTGGTCGTTTTCGTCAATGTATTCAAAAGAATAAGGAGTTTCGCAAGGGTCACATATGTTTAGCTTGTCGAGATCCATGGTATTGGTTTTAGTCATGATTACCTTTGGTTAATGCCGCCACCTCGACGGCATTTTATTATTTAAAGTTCTGAGTCTTGGATTGATACTATTGTTTCGTCCCACTCAAGAGCCGCGCCACCCGCTGAATTAAGCTCAGCAACGAAAGGATAGGTTCTTGAGACAGCAACTTCACCATCATCAGGGGTATCGCCAGTTAACTTGATACGACCCATCGAGATAGTCATAAACTCACTATCTTTAGTGGTGTCAGCAGCCAATACAATAACAGCAGAAACGGGGGTTTCGCCGTCGTATAAAGTTTGCAATGCTGTACTGGTAAATTGCGCGTTCATTGTTCCAGATACTTTTAATCTTCCTTGCGTTAAGTCACACGACACAGCATCTCCAACCGTTGCGCCTGATGCTGCGATGGTTGAGTCAAGGTTAACGTCTGCGCTTGTTATACAGCCAACAATTACTTCGTTAACGTAGACAAAGCCGCGCGTGCCCTGAACTGGTGGTGTTGCTGTTTCAGCAGTTGGGGAAGTTGAACTTTGCGACCCTGCTATAGTTCTTTGACCTGTTCCGACCACGCCAATGGTGATTGGAATATTGCCGGTGGCTGGTACGCTAAAGCCTATGGTGTTGATTTTGCAGTCAGGGAATAATTCAGACTTAGCTAGATCGCTATACCATTCTTCGAAAGTAAAGTATGAATCTGTGTGTGATGTTTTTGGCGCTAATGCTTTCTTGCCTGTCACTGCGATTGTGACTGAAGCTATAGCGCCCTCAGCAACGATGGCAGAATCATTTAGCGTCGCCACGGTCAATACAGTTTCAGTTGCAGAAATAACAAACAAGTTATTATCTAACGTGCCTGAATCAACAGATCCCGCTGTTACTCGTACAACGTCACCAGCCTTAATGCCGTCAGTCAAGAATGTGCTGGCCGCGTCCGTCAAAGTCCAAGCGCCCGCGCTGCCCGCTGTGGTTAGTGATACGCCGGTACTAGATGCGCCTGCTGCAAATAGTTTACGAATAATACCTTCGATTGGCAATTGGTAAGTAGTTGGGCTTAAGATTCCGGTTATCGTGCCGCTTGTGGACTTTTCGCCATAAGTAACGCCGGTATCTTGTAAGTGAGAAACGATTTCGTCATTCGGTGTTGTGGCTGTATCTAAAGAGAAAACAGAATTCGACCGTCTTAAAATAGACAGACCTGAACCTATTTTAGGTACGCCAATGCCTGACTGTAGACCGATAATCGTTTGTTTTTTAATGCCTTTTGCTATTTCTGTTGCCATTTTGTGCGCTCCTAAGCTGTTACATGTGCGAAGTATCTAATATCAACTGGCAACATCCATCTATCGCCGTCCTTTCTTCCATTGCCTATCGCGGGTGTGTTTTGAATACTCACATCAAGCGTTAAGTAAGTGAATGTGTTGCCTCGTTTAAAAGTTGCCTTTATCAATTCAGCCCTGGTCATCGCTGCGACCGATCCAGCTAGCAACGGATACATTAAAGTTACTTGTAAAATTCCTTGTGCTCTATAGCTTGCGCTAAATTCTGCGTTGAATGGTTCGGCTGGTAATAAATTGGCTATCTGGTAAGGTGTGCCATTTACCGGCGTGAACTCTGCGTTTTCCCAAGCTGTTGATAACGCTGGACTTATTCCGTTTAATGCTACCTCTAATGCTGCTTTTATTTTGATAAGGCTCATTTAGACGCGGCCTTTAAAACATTATCCAGCTCAAGTAGTGTTACCTTAACCATGCCGTTTGGGTCTCTTGCTTGCTTCGACGAACCATCCTCAAGGCTTTGAATATAATCAAGGTTGTTAGCTAAAATAACTGAATCACCTAATTCTATTTTTGACACGACGCCCAATACTTTATTCTTTGAAGAACTTCTGCCGCTTCCATCAGATGAAGAGCTGCCTTTTTGTCCTTTGTCGATATCATCAAGCTGTCCAGACGGTAACGAGTTAATCTCTGCTTGCCAATTACCTCTTGCCCTTCCTGTATCTACCGGGGTCTTCATGATTACGCGAGAAAATGCCTCAAATGCTATTTTCTTAACTATAGCAGTGGCATTAGGCGTCGCTGTTAGGCTTATGTGCCGCCTTATACCTCCAACGAAGCTCACCGTCTGGCCTGTAGCGCATACATGGCTATTTGCTCACCCGACCATGTTTCAATGGCTGGTGGTACGATCTGATAAACCGTGCTATCTATTGTTACCTTATCGCCTAGCTCTGGTGTGATGGTTTCTTCTGCCGAAACAAGCAACTTCTTATCTGATCTTTTAACTAGTCCGTCGGCGTAATCACCGCCGCTAAATTTACTAATGAAAACCTTGATTGCTGTGGCTGTTTCTGCTGTCGTTGTGTTTGTGCCAGTCAGCGGGTCATAAGCGCCGGTGGTGGTGGTAACTGTTGTATATGTGGCATCCTTCCCAAACTTGTCTATCATTTTGGTAGCTAATGCGCGAAACTTTGTATCTAATGTGGTCATGCTCTTTGAGCGGTCACAGTTAATGAATTAGGGTTTTTCAGGTAAGGTCTAAGCATCGCGTCTACTTTAGAGTATCGCTTCGCCTGTGGGCTATTAGGGTCATTGATAACTTTTAAATCACCCAGGCCTACTTCTAGTTCTTGCTGTTCTAAATCTGACATAAGGTCGTCGGTGTTAGCTTTAACCGCTAGTTCTATTTGCGCGTTCTTAACCTCATTTGGAACGACGGTGTTAGCAATTAGATTCGCTGATGTTGTGCCTTTTATATAAACTGAATTTCTAGGCCAATCAGCGGGCTGGGTTTCACTTGTTCGATACCCAGTCCACGAATGACGATACTTTTGCAATAAATAATCAAAGGCTTTTCTTAAGTTCTGCTCAATCGTAGTATCTGAAAGAGCGGAAATATCAAGCCCGCGATTATTAGCATAAGTGGTGAACTCGGCAACTGTGACGTAAGAGTCCGCGCCAGCAACTACCGAGCCGTTTTCGATTACTAAAGCCACTATTTACCCTTTATTGTCTCAAGGCGCATAATACTAAGCTCCTATTAACAAGCCGAGGTGACGTGGTGCAATGGTTTTAACGCCCCATGCCAAGTTGACTTCAAATCTTACTTGGCGCTTTTGGCGATATACTGCGATCTCGTAAGTGATTCCTGAGACTGGATCTGTTTGCAGTAAAATGTCATCTGCACTGTCGCCACCTTCAGGCATGGCAGGTGCACGAGTAGCAAGCTGAATAGCTGATTGATGGAAGAACATATTGCGAGTAGTAGCAGCGATCAATGTAATAGCTTTAGTAGACGCTGCGATTGCAACCTTCAGACCTGGTTCAGCTAATACAATCGTAGCACCTGAAACCGCGCCTGCGCCTGTAGCGACAACATACTTGTTAGTATCACCAACGATAGTGAGGATATCACCAGCAAGAATAGTACCAGTACCAACAGCAGCAAGAGTTATAGACGTTGCACCGATAGCATAACCAGCATTATTGGTTGTTGCTGATGCGCCTGTCCCTTTAGCGACTAAAGTATTGATCTGTTGCGAATTATGCAGATCGAAGCCTTCTGCGCGGGTGATGATACCGTTGCGTAACAAGTTTAATGCTTCAGCGCCGCCGGTGTTAGCTTGGAATAATGTGGACTGCTTACCGCGAAGGCGAGACATTGAAGTGCTGCCCAATACCATTTTACGGCCTGTAATAGGCGCGCCATTTTCGTCTAATACACGCAATGATTCAGCAAAGTCGGTTAAATCTCCAGCAGTCCCGAAAGGAGTGCCGGTTGCTGTTCCATATGCTAATGATGCATTGATATGTAACGCAGTAAGATCTGCT